GGCAGTTGGGCAGCTCCACCTTGTTGGCGGCGGTGGCATCGGCCACGGCCTCAAACCCGCCCACCTCGGCGGTGGGCAGGGCGCTGTTGGCCGCCACCCGGACGTACACCTTGCCGCCCAGGGCGGGGGCGCCGTTCTGGCACCTCGCGTTGATGGAACCGCGCATGAACACGGGGACGGCCTCGCCGGGGGCGTAGGCCCCCGCGCCCTGCTCCAGATAGCTCAACGCGCTTTTGACCTCCCGGACAGCCACGCCCACGAACTTGGCGGCGGTATCCCCCGCGCCCATGGGGAGTGCCCTGCCCTCCGCGTCATACTTCAGCGGCGCGCCGAAGGGGATCTGTTCCGTGCCCCCGGCGGGGCGGGTGCTGATGACCGAATCGGGCTGGCGGGCGTAGCTGCCCGCGAAGCCGTGAGGCATCGTCTGGCCGATATTCTGGGGATGAAGTCCCATGATTAACCCTCCTGTTTCTTGTGGGGATTGCGGGCGGCGTAGTTCAATTCCGACTCCCGGCACCGCTCATCAAAGGTGGACGCCCGGGCCGCGTCCGCCGCCTTCCTCGCGCTGTCCGCCGCGGACTGGGCCACCCGGCCCAGCACATCGCCGCCGCCCACGGCGGACACCAGCGCGTCCACCACCCGGGCCCGGGCCGCCGCGTCCTGAATACTGGCCACGGCGGGCCGCATCCGCTTGAGCAGCGCGGCAGCCGGGGGCAGGCTGTCCTCCGCCCCGCCGCCGGACAGCGTCTCAATGAGGCCGTCCAGCGTTTTCTCGTCCCTGGCGGGCGGCTCCTCCCGCCCGCCGCGCTGGAGGGCGGACAGCAGCTCCAGCACCTTGTCCAGCTTCAGGCCCAGATCGTCCGTCCGGGCGGGGTCCTCCGCTGGAGCGTCCCCGGCGGGTTCCTCCCTGGCGGGCGGGGCCTTCTCCGGTTCGTCCTTCCCGGGGGACGGGGCCTCCCCCTTGCCCTCCTCCGGGGCGGCGTCCAGCACGCTGGCCGTGGTGGACACCATGGCGTCCAGCTCCTCCGGACTGGCGTCCTTGGCCGCCATGCCAAAGGCGGTCAGGACAGACTTCCAAAATTCAGACATTGTGTTCCTGCCTTTCCCCGCCCTCTGGGCGGCGTCTTTTATGGATACGGAACTCCCGGCCCTGCCCCGTGGGACAATGGCCACATGGTTGCCGCGTATCTCCCGCTGGGCATAGCCCTCCCCGCTGGGGACGTAGGTGCACAGGTAGCCGCAGGACACCTCCCGCTTGGCCCGGTGCAGCACCTGGTCTGCCAGCGCGGCGTCGTCGATGTGCAGATCCGCCGTCAGATAGTCCCCCTCCCGGCGGACGTTCTGGACGTGGCCCCGGCTGTACTGGCTGAAATTCACGGCGGTGACGCTCTCCGGCGGGTGGCTGTCGCAGACGGGAACCCCCTCGAAGGAGGCCATGGCCTCCGGCGCGAATACCTCCCCCGGCTCCCGGAACACCCGGATCACCCGCTCGGGGTCGCCGTCCAGCCCCAGCTCCCCCGCCAGATACTCCTGCTCCCCCGTGCGGGCGATGGGCACGCTGGTGCAGACGATGCCGCCGCTGGGCTTTTTCGTGATGTGGTCGGACAGGGCCGTGCCGTAGTAGGCCAGCATGGCGCGTTCACCTCCAAACAAAAAAGAGGCCGGCCCGTAAGAATCCCCTTACAGGCTGACCTCGATTAGTCCTTCCGCCCCGTCAATTCGGGGCGGGCACAATATTGGGCTTTACTTCCTTCATGGATACGATCTGGATCTTGATGGTGCCGTCCTTCAGCTTCTTGAGCTGGACGCGGTGGCCCTGATCAAGGGCTTGGCTGACGGCGCGGATGGTCTGCTCAGTCATATCCAAGCTCCTTTAATTGCCTGTCCGATCTCCCCGCCCATTCTTTCAGCTCCTCATCGGTCAGCTTGCGCTCGATGTCGGCATCTGTGAGGTAGACGATCTTCCAGTCGCGAGGCCCATCCCCAACGGTTCCAGTATAGGAGCCTGGGCCGTCTTTATCATCCAGAGACGCAAACCGGCCATCCTTCAAGAGAACTGCGTCAAATTCTTCATACATGGCTATTTGACCTCCTCTACGTGGGCCGTTGTGAAGTGTGTCGTTCCATTCGCGTGAACAATCCAGCCAATCAAAACGTTAGCTGGCTTGTTTTTCAATCCTTGCAGGATTACCATTTGCTCATATTTTCTGCCATATGGAGTCTCGATTTTGAATGTGGCTGGATATCTCGCCGCCGCCGCTAATATCTCTTGCCGCATAAGCGGCCAGTTATCTGCATGATACCCCAATCGTGAAGAAAAAGCAGCCCCCTTGGGTGCCCCATCCCTGCTGTCCGGGTGAAAGAAATATCGGGTAAATTTCGCGTCCGCCGCCGTTGCCGTTGCCGCCCCTGGCAACGCCCGCTCAGGATGCTGCAAAAGCTCGTTCCGCCGTCGGTAGTCCAGCCTCCACAGCCTATACTTCTCATCCCCCGCCGCCTTGTGCTTCAGGAACGTCTCAAAGGTTTTGGGCACGCCGTCTCCCAGCGTCTCCCGGTACCGCTCCCACTGGCGGTAACTGGCCAGCCGCCTGGCCCGGGCCTGCTCCTTTGCCCGGTACGCCTGGATCTGTTTCTCCGTCCTGGGGTCTGCGCCGGGCGGGTTCTTGGTAAAGCTGGAGAAGTCCTTGATGCGGTTCAGCTCCTCCCCGGAGCGGCCCATGGGCGTCCATCTCAGAATCTGGTGGAGGCAGTTTGGGTGAAGGTTCAGCCAGGAGTTGTCCAGCGTGTCCGGCCCGCTGGGGTCTATCTTCCCAAAGGCCGCCGACAGCGGCGGGAAGTCGGGGCTTGTGCCGCTCTTGGAATACACCCGGCCCTCGTAGGGCGCGCACCGCTTGCAGGTGGTGCCGTGCCTGCTGATCTTGTACAGATCCCACTCCGGGTCTTGGGTGAGCACCGACAGCACCTCCGCCTGACGGCTGGTGGTGCGCAGCACCATGGACGCGTAGGTGTGCAGGCTCCAGTGCCGCCCCGCCTTGTCCACGAAGGCGGTGACGCCCTCCCGGCGCAGGGCTTCCACAAAGTCCGGCACGGCCCGGAACGGCCCCCGGCCCATGGCCTGGGTTGCCGCCGTCTGCTCCAGCCCCACCCGGCGGAAGATGTCCGGCTCCACCCGCCCGATGAGGGCGGAGGACAGGCTGGCGTAGGCGGTGGCGTGGGCCTCCGCCAGCTGGCCCATCAGGTTCATCACAAGGCGGTTCACGACGTCCGTCTGCTCCCCGGTGAGGGCCTCGGCGTTGAGATAGCCCCGCTCGTGCTTCTCCGCCGTCTCGCTCCGGGCGGAGGGCTTCCGGGCCTCCGGGTGGTGGACGTAGAAATTGTGCTCAATCATCTTGGGCACATACTCCCAGCCCTCCCGCTCCAGCCTGCCCAGGATGGCCTGCACCCGAGCCAGGGCCGCCTCCGCGTGGTAGTCCACCAGCCCCAGGGAGCGCAGGCGGCCGATTTCGTTGATGATGCCGGTTTCGGCTTTCAGGTAGAGCTGGATCATCCGGCGCAGCTCCCTGCCGGCCATGACGCGGTTCAGGGCGGGCATGGGTCAGTCCTCGTATACGGCGGGGTTGCGTTCCTCCTCGTCCAGTTCGTCGTCGTCCACGATTTCGAGGGGCTCGTAAAAGCTGAAGTCGAAGTGGATCAACTCATCGAAGGTAGCGTCCGGGTGCTCCTTCATCCACTCCAGCATCTCGTCCTCGTAGCCTTCTTCTCCTGGATCTTCGTAAAGTGCCAATAGGGCGAGCCTGTCTTGTTCTTGTCCATACCGTTCCATCAAAAGCTTTTGATATTCCGATTGATGCTTATTCAGTCGCTGTATCAGAAGTTCCTGATATTTAGATTGGTGCCCATCCATTTTCGCTCCCGCCTTTTATTTCAGCTTCTTTTTTTGGGAAAACTCGTACTCACCTGGGTCTTTCACCGTTACACGGTATCGGTGTGTACCATGTGAGTAATATTTTACTGTTCCAGGCTTCAATGTTGGATGATCCGTAAAAAAACTGCTGCTTACCCGCGCAAACTCCTTTGGCCCCATCCTCGCCTTTGCCGACTTCATTTTACCAGCTTTTTTCCCCTTTGTCGAGCCGCCGCCCAGCTTCCCATAGGTGAACTGCCCGTTCTTTGCCCGGGGCTGGCCCTTGTAGTCCACCGTCAGGCCGTCCCCGGTGTCCCGCTGGAGCTCGTCCGGGCCGTCCGCCCCGAAGTCCAGCCCCGCCAGCGGGTCGGCCAGGGCGGTGACGTCCTGATACGTTTTGCCCCGGTTGGCCGCGATCTCCTCCCCGGTGATGGAGCCGAACAGCCCCGTTTCCTCCGCCAGCTTTTTCAGCTCCTTCTGGGCGGTGTCCGCCCGGATCAGCCCCGCCTGGAAGATATCCCGGATGGCGGTTGCCTTCTTCTCCGCGATCTCCGCCACCTCCCGGGCGGAGGGCGTCCACAGCGGCGGGAAGCTGATCTCCAGCCCCTCCGGCACCCCGCCCAGCTCCGACATACACACCACCGGGAGCAGACGCTCCAGCACGGGCCGCAGCTTGGCCTCCCGCAGTGTGTCCACATAGTCGTAGTAATTGCGCATATCGCTCTCCCCGGTGGCGTTCATCCCCGCCGGGGAGCGGCCGAACAGCTTGGTCATGGGAATCCGGGACGCGCCGGACAGGTCGATGCACATACTCTCGTACACCTCCTGGAGCCCCGTGAAGGTGTATTGGGTGCTGCGGATCTGGTCGCCCTTGTTCACCAGCCGCGTCCCAAAGTTGGACTGCATCACGCTTTGGGCCTGCATGGTGTTCCAAAACCGCCGCTGGGCCGCGCCGGAGCCAAGGGAAAAGAGCTGGTCCAGCCCCTCCACCTCCATCACGTCCACGTTGGCCCGGAAGGTGAGCGCGGCCATGTTCTCGGCCACGTTGTCCTTTTTCACCACGTCCCGGTACAGTGCCTCCACCTCGGACTCGCCCCAGTACAGCTCCGCCGCCCGCTCCAGCCAGGGCAGCTCCCGCCCCGTGAAGCGGATCACCCGGGAGTGGTGGATCCGGGCGGAGATCACGCCGTCCCCGCCCTCCACCCGGTAGAACTCCGGCAGGCCGAAGTCCGGGTCGCCGATGTCCTGCACCAGCCCCGCCTCCGGCGTGATCCCGCACCAGCGGTCCACAATGTACAGCCCCGCGAAGGTGCCCGGAAGGATGCTGTCCAGCTCCAGGGGCCGCTCCAGCAGACCCTCCTGCCCCCGGAGCAGAAGGACGCCCGCCGCGCCGCCGTACAGCCGCCCCCAGCGCAGGCCCTCGTTGATCCGGCTGCCCAGGGAGGTGCGACGGCGGCACCGCTCCAGCGCGGCCCACTCCTTCGGGCCCAGCCCGCCCAGGGTGAACCACTGGCGGGTCATGTCGTCCGGGATGATGCCCACCACGTTTTGCACCACCCAGTTTTCCCGGTACAGCGAGTTGAGCAGGGCGTAGTTGTCCGTCATGCGGGTTAAGGGGTACTGGGTGGCCTCCAGCGGAGACTGGGAGCCAGCCCCCAGCCGGAACAGGGGATTGGAAAAGGCGTCGGCGGTGAGGACGGCGGGGGCGTCCGCCCGCTGGGCCTGGGGCCTGTTGTTCCGGTTTCGTTTGCTCATGGCGTCACTCCTCCCCGTACCGCCACTTGGGCAGGCAGGTGTTCACATAATAGCGCAGGGCGTCCGGCCCGTGGTCCTGCTGCTTCACCGGACGCTCCACTCCGGCGGCCTGGGCGGCCCTGGCGTCCCACACGTAGGATTGCAGCTCCCCGATCAGCCCCCGGCACCGCCGGTGAATCCGCAGCGCCCGGCGGGCAAAGAGCTGGGCGGTGCGCCGGATGCCGTTGAGCACGTCGTTGTCCCCGGGGATCACGTACACCCCCCGCCGCCGCAGCTCCGCGATAAAGCTGGCGGCGGACGGGTCGGCCACCACGGGGCAGTGGAACTGCTCGTCCGCCCCCATGAACCGGGCCAGGTCCCCGGCGTATTCCGCGTCGGTTTTCTGGCGCAGTCCGGTGGAGTCCGCGTCCCGGCTGTCCCAGCGGTACTCGTTGTCCACCCACACCGTCTCCCCGTCGTCGAATATATCCAGAAAGACGGTGGGGTTGGCGGTGCCGTAGTCGCAGGCGATGGCGCGGGTAGCGGTGTAGGCCAGCCCCTGGGGGCGTTCCCGCTCATCGTAGGTGTTGGCCTCTGGGTCAAACATATCGTAGATCAGCCCGTCTCCCGCCGTCCACTCCCCGTCGATGTACCGCCGCTTGAACACCCCGGCGTAGAGGCTGCGGTACATGGCCCTGGTCTCCTCGCTGAGGCCGGGGTTGTCGTCCATGGTGAAATGCAGATGGGTGGCGTTTTTGGCCCGGAGCTTGAGGATCCACTCCTGCCGGAACCAGTGGGTAGGCACGTCCGGGTTGCAGTTGAACCACAGCCGGGCCCCCTCCACGGAGCACCGGGCCAGGGCCTGCTCCACGAAGGAGCGGGGCATGAGGGCCACCTCGTCGAGGAGCACCCCCGCCAGGGTGATGCCCTGGATGAGGGTATAGCTGCTCTCGTCCTTCCCGCCGAAGAGGTAGAACCGGTTCTCCCGGCTCCCCCGGCGGACGGTCAGCAGGTGCTCGCCCCGGCTGTAGCGCAGGGAGAAATGGTCCTGCAAATACCGCACCGACAGCAGCGGGGTGATGATATTCCGCTCCGCGCTGCCCACGGACTTGCCGCAGATAGCGAAGGCGCACCCGTCAAACCGCCCCATGGCCCACAGCAGGAACGACAGCGACATGACCGACGTCTTGCCGGAGCGCACCGCGCCGTCACAGATGAGCGCTCTTTTCTCCGGCTCCCGGTACGGCCAGCGGAGCACCCGCAGCTGTTTTTCTGAGAACATCCTCCGCCTCCTTCAGGCTCCTGGTGATGGGGTCGTCCTCCCGGACGGTGTCCTGGACGGCCTCGGTCTTTGTGCTGTACCCGTGCCTGCTCATCCAGAGGGGGGCCAGCTTCGGGTCGATGACCCCCAGCTCGAACTTCATCCGGGCGTCCACCTCGCACTCCTCCCTCATGCGCGTGACGATGTCCGAAAACTTCGGGTCTCCGGCATACGTCTCGTAGAAAATCGACCTGGCCATTCCCACCCATACGCAGAAGCCCTCAATGGTGCAGGTGACGGAGCGCTTGAGCCGGGCGCTGACAAACTCCGAATTTTTGGAGCTGAAATCGTGGGTCAGGACCCGCTGGTCATTGCACCACGCCTTGTACTCCTCCCAGGCGGAGGCCAGGGCCTTCGCCGTTTTGAACCTTCTGGGCCGTGCCATTGTGCCGCCGCCTTTCTGGTTTGAAATGGGTCCAGTATAGCACAGGTTTTCCCCGTCCGGCCCCCAACTGTCTACCGGCTAAAAATTTTTTTCGCGGCCCAGGAGGCTGTCCGTGGTCACATCGAAGAAGTCTGCGATCTTCTCCAGGGAACTGGCCGAGGGCTCCCGCTCGCCCCGTTCGTATTTGCTGATGGCTGCCTTGCTCAGACCGCAGCACTCGCCCAAGGCCTTACGGGTCATCCGCTTCCGTTCCCGCAGCATTCGCAGCCTTGCCGGGAACTCGCTATTCATACCCCCACAGCGCCTTTCGGCCATCCACCCGTGGGATATCGTAGCCGGTTTCTCTCCGTATCTGCCCGATAGCTGTCCTCACGGCGGACAAACTTACGCCCAGGACCTCCGCGATCTGGCCGGGCGTCAGGTCCGCCCAGTCCCCCTCAAGCACCGCCCATTTGACAGTGCCCTTCCTGTATCGGTTCTCAGGCTTGTCCACAGGCCTCCTCCTTCCCGAACGTCCTCCCATACCACCGCTGAAGCTTCCGCCTGGCGCTCTCCCGGGCCTCTTCCAGGGTCAGCAGGCTGTTTTTCTCCATAAAACCCAACAGCAGCAGCACGTCCCCGACCTCCTCCGTCAGCTTTTCCCGGGCGTCCTCCAGGCGCACCGGCGTTGTTCCCTTCATCGCCCTGCGGACCTTCTGCGCGGCCTGGCCCAGCTCGCAGCACTCCTCGCTCAGCTGCCCCAGCAGCTCCTCGCGCCCCAATGCGAGGGAGATTTCCTCCATCATCCGCAAGGCTTCAGCATCTAGCTTTTGACCCGTCATTTTCATCCTCCTCTTTTGGTTCCTACCTGCCGCAATGCAGCCAGTCGATCAGCCAGCTCCGATCGAGGCAATCCCGGCGGGCGCAGGTGGAGCACTTTCGAGGGACGCGCCGCCTGCGGCGCGGGAGCGCCGGGTCTGCGGAGCCGATCGGAACAATGCAGTCCTTCCAGTCAATCATGTAAGTCTTCCTCCTTCACCAGCTCCGCCGTGCGGACATACTTCTTTCGGCCTCTCGCACCGCTCGAACTGGATGACCCACACCCAGGGATTTGCATCCCAGCCGTAGATGGCGCGGTCGGAGGGCTTAATGGTGCTGTTCCACGTATCCACAAAACCAAGCATAGCAGGCTCAGGATAGCCGCCTGGGTGATTGCACAGAATAGCTTCAAAACCTTCTTTAACTGCTCCTGCCTCCGTGATATTCTGCAACCTTTCCACTCGTACATCCGTCACTCGCAGGAAAATCCGCGCGGCCTCGCGGGGCATATTCTCATTTGGCCTCCATCCAGGCTTTAACTGCGCCCGACGCATCATCTCATACCGCTCAGGCATAAAACTGAAATCGCTATAGCTACCATCTGCTTTGTAGTGGATGTGTCCAGTGCCAGGAATATTTGAGAGATAATCAATCCGGAACGTCTCCCGCACATACAGGATTTCGCCGGGACAGTATGGCGCTTTTATCATCGGATACTCTATGAGACCGTCCGTATCCTCGAACACGGCCCACAGTCCTGTCATATCAACGAGGTGCTCTGTCCCGTCCTTTCTTACTTTTGCCATTGCTACATCAAGTTCGAGTCCATCAAGGTTCCAACAGCTGTTTGCGAGCTTTACCACCCGCCGCGTCACCGTCTTTCGGCCCTCCAGAATGGCGCGGACTATGTCGGTGTTGAATAGGATTGGTTTCATTTCGTCCCCTCCTCCGGCTTGCGGCGGTAGGCCAGCCAGGCCTTTCCATAGTCCTCGTATTCAAATTCATGTATTAACCCAGGCCACCCGCAGCAAAGCGCATCTCCGTCCGTGTAATCTTCAAAAACTTGATAATATGCAGATTCGATTTTGTGGAACACTTGCCTTTTGGTCGGATGAATCACTTCAATCCACAGCCATTCAAGCAAGACCATCTCCCGCAGCTCTTTCAGGGTCAGGGGGTCGTTGGGCTGCTCAGGGGCATTCTCCAATAACATCACAACATCCTTGCTTCTCCAAGTAGGGTTATTCTCTTCCATGTCGTTGTGTGATTGGATGTCGGAAATCACTTGGTCTGCATCAATCAGTCTCATTGTCTGCCTCCTGACGGCTCCCAGTTCTTCCACCGCTGGCGGTCCCAGCAGGCAATGCAGATTTTATGGTCTGCCGGCAGCTGCCGGTGCTTGCAGTTTGTACAGCTCTTTTTCGGCTTGTTGCTGGTCATATGGCCTTACCTCCACCAAAATCTTCTTCCCGTCCCAAAACTCATGAGACACTCTTTTGACCCATTTCCGGCTGTCGTCCCGGAGAATGTACCCCTTCATGGCGTCGAGAATCATCTTCCCCATAGCGGCGTGGTTATCCGCGTCCAGTCCGTCGTCCCACCGGAAGCGGACCTCCACGGGGAAATCCAGCAGCTCCCTGGGGACCCCCGCCCGCCCCATGCACAGCCCCGTAAGCTGGTGGAGCTCCCGGGCGTCCCGGTTCCTGGCGTGGTACGGCTTCCCGCTCCAGTAGGCGTTGAGGCTGTACCGCCGGTTCCACGCCGTCAAGCCCTGCCGCGTGGCCGGGTAGGGGATGGTGAAGCGGATCACCCCAGCACCTCCCGCTTCCCATCCTCCAAGGCCATTCTCCGGGCGGCTCCAGTGATGGCCCGGCGCACCTCCGCCGGCAGCAGCGCGTCCCGCCTCCGGCTCTCCTGCCTGACCCGCCAGGACCGGCGGAAGTTGCTGGCCACCACGCTGTTGAAGGCGTCCGAGTCCATCTGGGACCACTCGTAGAGCTGGCCCGGAGACGTCATTTTCCGCACCGCTTCCGGCAGCTTGTCGTACTCCTCCTGCGCTCCCCAGCCGCTGCGGCTGGCGGCCCGGCGCACCAGCTCCCAGGCCTCCTGCTCATCCAGGTCCCCAGCGCTGGTAAGCTGATACATAGCCGCCTTAATGGCCCCGATATGGGGCGGGTAGCCCTCGATGTCGGTAACTATGTAGCTTTTCACCGCCGCCGCCACAAGAGCCGCGTCGTCATCCTTGAATACCTCATTCCAGAGCTGCAGTGTCTGACGCATATCCGGGGCCTTCGGGCCGCTGTAGAACCGAGGATACGCCGTGCGCAGAATGTCCATGATGATCCCTGTCTGCTCAAGGTTCATACCGTGCCCTCCATTTCCCTGGCCAGCTCCACCCAGCTCTTTTGGCCGGAAGAAGACTGTCCAGTCTGGTTTTTTCTCTCAAGCTTGTCCCAGATAATACCCTGCCAGTTGGCGGCCATGCACTCCCGGATAAGCTGCGACACGGCGCTCTCGCCGTAAGCCTGGGACTTGTTTCGCACCTGAGTTACCAGGGACTGCAGGCCGGTGGGCTTGTAGTCCTGCCGCTTCTCCCGCTTATAGCGCAGCCAGTCGGAAAAGGCACAGGTAAGCTCCTCCCCGAAGCCCCAGTCAATGTCCGGGGGGGTAGGGGGGGAATTGGATTTGGATTCGTATTTGGATTCGGATTCGGATTCAGGCGGTGGTTCACCGTGAGTTACCGTAAGCAACCGTGAGTTTTCACAGTCCGGCGCAGGATACTTTGATTTTTTGTTCTGAATCCTCTGGTGAGCGCCCCAGTTTGGGAAGTAGAAGTAGGATTCCCCGTCAACATCATAGAGGGAAATGCAGCCCATACCCGCCAATTCTGCAAGCGTTTTCTCGATATCGGATTCTGAGAGCCGCTTACGGCGGGGGAACACAAAACCCTTTATCAGCTCCGGGGCTGCGCTCCCCCGTCCGTAATCGTCCACATATGTAATCAAATACAC